GATAAGTATCATTTTGACCGCTTATACTGCTTTTGCAACATACGAGGACGTCAAAACACGAAAGGCAAACCATGAAGATATTTAGCATTGAGTTTTGGAGCTATGCGGGCGAGCGTGCAATAAAGACTGTCGCGCAATCAGCTATAGCAGTTTTAGGCACTGGGTCAATTGGCCTGTTTGCGATTGACTGGGCCGGGCTTGCATCTGTGTCTTTGGGTGCAGGGCTATTGTCAATTTTAACAAGCGTTGCCTTCAAAAAAGACTAACGCTCATTAGGGCTAGTGCCGCCCCAAATACCATACTTTTGCCCGGACTCTACAGCATACCTAAAGCAATCTGCCTTTATCGGACACTGTCCACAAATACGCTTGGCAATAACTACGGATAACCGCCTACGCGTTTCGTCCCTTATTTCCTCAGGGTAAAACAACTCCGGAAAATCCCCGCATGGCACGCCCCCTGCCGCATGAATAGCCCGCAAAAGCCCGTAATGCTTCTCGTCAAAATGTGCCATTGGGTAAGCCTATGCAATAAATGTCAGTGGTAGGGGTAAGAATCTCTACATGTTCAAAACACACGCACCTGAGAAGTTCAACAACGCGACACTACTTGGCGTATTTGACGCCGGTTCTCCTGAGTGGCACAATGCCCGCGCCAATTCCATTGGCGGTTCAGACATAAGCACGATTGTCGGGCTGAACCCATTTGAAAGCCCTTACGCTCTCTTTTGCAAAAAGACAGGGCGCATACCTAGCCAAATTGAGGAAAACTGGGCTATAAGGTTTGGCAAGGCATTTGAGCAACCAATACTCCAACTATGGGCAGAGGAACACCCGGACTATGACGTCTATTTGACTGGCACTTATCAAGATTCATTACTTCCCTTTAGACACGCTAACCCTGATGCACTTGCGCAACACAAAGAGACGGGCGAGTGGATTGTTATTGAGGTAAAAACAGGTAGGCAAACTTGGGAAGAATTACCTGCCGGCTACTACGCCCAGGTGCAGCACTACCTAGACATTTTGGGCTTGCAGCGTGCGGCCCTAGTTGCGGTAGCCGGGATGACTTGGCACGACTATTGGATTGAGCGCGATGATTTTGAGATTGACATACAGCGCCAAAAGGCAACCGACTTTATGGCTTGCATTTTTGCAGACCAGAGGCCAGAGTGGGACGGCTCCGAGAGCACCTATGAGGCAGTTAGATACCAACACCCACTAATTGACGACACAGAGGTTGAAATAGAAAACCTGCACTTGCTTTTGTCTGCGCAAGAAAAATACGACATTGCCGCTGAGGAGTTGCGCCTAATAAAGTCGCAAGTGCTAGACGCTATGGGTCGTGCTAAATCTGCCTACATGGAGTATGAAGGGCAGAGATACAAAATTGCCACTAGGCAAGCAAAAAGAGACGGACTGCCTTACCTGGTAGTCAATAAGAAAGGAAGAAAATAATGGCTAAGTTCAACCTGTCCGACTACGCAACTGTAGAGGAACGCCTAAAAGCTTTTTGGGCTGATGAAAACAATAAAGACGCACGCATTGTTACTGTAAACCACACTAAGGACGCTGCGCTTTGGGTTATTGAAACACGCATCTATCTGACCGCCGGTGACCAGGCAACTGACCTGCCTAAGACTACTGGCTGGGCAAGCGAGGCAAACAGCGACCCTTTTGCATTGGAGCGTTGCGAGACAAGCAGTATTGGGCGGGCGCTTGCTAACTACATCTACTCAGGTAATAAAAGACCAAGTAGAGAGGAAATGGAAAAGGTAGCACGCATGGATTGGCTGGAAAGGGCTGCTAGTCTAAACACCATCGAAGAATTGCGAGACCTGTATGCCCAAGCAAAAGCTAACCATGCTTCAACGGAAGTCCTTGAAGGGCTAAAAGGCTATGCTCAACGATTTGAAGCGAGCCAAGCTAAAGGAACTGGAAGAGGCGTATCTAATAGCTAGATATCGCGGCCTTGATGCTGAGGCAGCATTTTGGAACAGGGAACTAATTGAGACATTGCTAGGGGTGCTAAATGATTCAGGAAATCCAGAAACAGCTAGCGGAGCTGATAGCTGAAAATACAAAAGGCAGTAATGCCTTATTTGAGGCAGAGAGGCTTTTGGCTGAGGCTGAGTATGACTTGGATTTGGCTGAGCAAAAGGCATACATAAAAGCGCAAGGCACAATACGCGACCGCGAGGCTTTGGCTAGGTTGGAGAGTGCCGACCTACGCCTAGCCCGCGACTTGCGCAAGGCTGAACTAAACCGCATACGCCAAAAAATCAAGTCCATTGAGACTGCCTCTATGGTTTTGGCTACCCAGGCTAAGTTGCTTGGGCAGGAAACGCGCCTATGAAGCGCCTAGAGGCGATTAGACGGGCTGTAGAGGCACACCCCTACTGTCCACATTGCGGGGCTACAAATGGCCTACAAACGCACCACAGGGCTTCCCGTGGCATGGGTGGCAGTAAGGCCATGGATAGATTCGACAACCTGCTAAGGGTATGTGCGCAACTGAATTACGCCATGGAAGCCGACGCCGCCGTTGCCAGTGAGGCTAGGGATATGGGCTGGAAGCTAGGCCGCTGGGATGGGTTTGACGCGCCTTATTTTGACAGGGTGGCTATGCAATGGTTTGTCCTTACCGAAAATGGCCATAAGATTCCGAGCGACCCGCCAAACTACTTGATTTAGACAGGGGTAAGAATGGACATTGAGTTATTAGCAAAGAAAATGCGCGAGCACGCGCTACGCATAGAGGCAGAGCAAGAGCAGATTGACTTGAGCGAGCGTAAGCGCCGGCAAGAGCAATTGGATGCTTTGAAAAAACTTTACTTCAATGCTGGGCGCTGGGCAGGTGGCGCTAGAGACAGACTTGCCAAACAATGCTTTGAGAAAATAACGCACGCCGACTAAGGGGAGATAATGCCACTAATCAGGGGACATCACGAGTTTGACGACCACTTCACCCAGATACCTAATGACTGGGTTAGGGATAACCGGCTAAGCCTAAAGTCGCGCGGGCTATTGGCAATGCTTATGAGCCACAGGGCAGGCTGGTCGCTAAGCATAAATGCCATAGCCAGGGAAGCCCAGGAGGGCAAGGACGCACTTAGGACAGCTATAGCTGAATTGGAAAAGCTTGGCTACTTAGAGCGCTCACAGGTAAATGAAAGCGGGCGCTACGGCGAGGCTATTTGGACAACCAAAGACCCGGATATTCCGTTGTCGGGTTATCCGTTGTCGGAAAATCCGTCTATAAAGAAGAACATATCTAAAGAAGAACAATCTAAGAACACTATGATTTTGCAGTTTGAGGAGTTTTGGAAGGAATACCCCCGCAAGGTAGATAGGGCCGCTGCGCTAAGGGCTTTTAAGTCGGCGCTAAAGAGAGCAAGCTTTGAGGACTTACTTGCAGGCGCAATTGCCTACCGCAATGACCCAGCACGCAAACCGGAGTTCACTAAATACCCTGCTACCTGGCTAAATGCTGACGCTTGGCTAAATGCCGCAGCTTTGCCTGAGGTAAAGGCTGCTAATGAAGCACGCCGCCTAAAAGAGTTAGAGGCCAGCCAGGCATACTTGCGCCAGATGCAGGAAATTGAAAAACAGGCTGTCCCGCTAACACCCGAGCTAAAGAAAAAGCTAGGCTTATGAGGTGCAAAAACAATGTCCCCGCTGTGGCATAGTCTGGGAAATACTCTTGACCCGCAAGAACCCCGACTTATGTCAAGGTTGCAGGGCAAAGAAACAAACAAAAATAGGTGACTGTTTGATTTGGCAAGGACTATACGCCGAGGACATGGTAACCCCAATAAGAGAAGACGGTAGCCCAGTGATGGTAGGACAACGCACCTGCGGTCATTTGGACTGTGTCAATGAAAATCACAGAAAGGCAACACAATGAGAGTAAAAGCAACGGTAGAGGTAACACGCCTAATCCCTAACTATGGCTTCAAGGGAGTAGAAAAGCGCAAAGACAAAAATGGCGAGGAGCGCAATACCTGGGTCACTGTTTGGACTAAAGAGGCTGTAAGGGAAGGCGAAACTTTAGAAGTTTCTGGCGACCTAACTGTAAAAATTGAAAGCTTCACCGGCAGGGACAATGTGCCTAAGCAAGTAGCTGCAATAAACATAAACAACCCAACCATTACTAGGGCGGAGATGCCCTTCTAAACTAGAGGGGTGATTGAACTTGATGTTGCAGGCAGGCCTACCCCACAGGGCTCAAAGCGTGTATTCAACGGACGTATTGTTGAAGCGCAGTCTGCAAACCTAAAAAAATGGCGTGCGGCTATTGAGGAAGCTTGCCAGCCATACGCCAATAAAAATATCCACCTTGGGCCTATACGGCTAGAGGTGGATTTTTATTTAGAACGCCCTAAAACGGTAAAGCCCATGGACAGGGCGCTACCAATTGTTGCACCCGACTTGGACAAGCTCGTTAGGGCCGTAGGGGACGGCATAGGCCAGTCAGGGCTTATTTGGGGCGACGACAGCCAAATTACCGAGATTTTGGCCCGCAAGTATTACGCCGATACCCGCCAAACAGGCGCAGTTATACGGATTTTTGCCCTATAACCCCAAAGATAACAATTAGATAACGACAGGATTTTTAGGCCCATCCTTGTCCCTGGTTGGCCCTAGCCTTCTTCTAGCTTTGCAAGAAAGGCCCAGAAATGGAAAAAGCTAAAGGTTACTACAAAAACGAAAAAGGTCACATGCTTTGCGCTATCTGTCACGACCCCGTCGCGTGGCGACAGACCAACGCAGGCAAGTGGTATCTAGCTGTGGCTGAAATTCACCGGCTCAATGTTAGCTCTAGCAATGTTGAGCAGTATGTTGAAAAAGTTGTTAGCCGCACAAAGGCTGCGCACTCTAATGTTTGCGCAAAGGTTGTAAAGCAGGCCCAAGAGCTAGAAAACAAATTCACCTTTGAAGACATAGTTGCAGTTAGAAACAGGGTTGCACAGGAACTTTTGGCTGAGCAACAAAGTAAAAAAGAAGGGAGTAACTAATGGACGTGCTAGGACTTGCATTTGTATTGCCATTTGTAATTGCAGCACTAATGGCGCACATGGGTTTTGACTTTACAGACCCAAACATAGATTTACAAAATGATGGCGACAAGTAGAAAAGGAAAACAATGAGTAAAGCAACTTATTGGGAAATGCTTGACACTGAGCACCCAAGCTATGTAACACACTTAGTAGCACTAATAAACCTGTCACACAATTACGACGGTGCAACACCATTGCACGCATTTTTAGACATGGTTGGTTTTAGCGAGCAGGAATACGGCATAAGCCTATGCGGCGAAATGCCAATACTTGACTACGTGAGCTTGGACTATTTAGCCAACGCACTGCAAGAGTATGTGGTTAGGCCGCACGATGTTTTGGACTGGTATAGACAACTACAAGCAAAGGACAACTAATGGAAAAGGAACAACTACCTAGCGCCTGCCTACCAAAAGAGTTAGCGCAAAAGGTTTACTGCACACAGTCAATTATCGATGTCATGATTGGGCTAAGGGACGACGGCTATAGCGGCCTTGGGCTTGGCCTAGTCCTTGACCTAATTGAAAGGGACGCACATGTCAGTTGAGCAATTCAAACAACAAGTCGACCGCCAGATTGACCTTTACGGCATGGCGCAATTTAGCCGGGGGTTTGAGGCTTGCATAGAAGCCCTAGAGGAACTAAGCAACCAAAAACACAATGAAGGCCTAAAAGAAACTGCCGAAGTATTGAGATGGGCAGCTAAAGAATTGTTAGGAGAAAACGCATGAGAGCAACCTGGCGAGACATAAAGTTTTGGATTGTCGACAGGCTTTTCGAGTATGAACTTGACGAGGCCTTTAGGCACGGCATACAGGAGGGCGCACAATACGCAACTACTTGGCTTTCAATGCGCACACAAATAAACGCTGAGCGCATAAAGATGACCAAGGTTGAGCGTAAGGGCTACGACAAGTGCCTTGACGTAATAAAAGACGAGCGCAAGGAAATTGCACTTAGGACGGGGGCCAAGCTGTGATGACTATTACCGTTTGGGAACTGCAACCTGGCACATGCGTTCAGTGCACCCAAACTAAACGCGAGTTTGACAAGCGTGGCATTATTTACAAAACACGCCGGCTAGACAAGTCAGCTAAAGCAATTGAAAGGTTCAAGGAGATGGGGCTACTAACCGCACCCATTGTTGAAACAGACGACCGCCGGTGGGGCGGGTTTAGGTTGGAGAAAATCAAAAGCCTAGAAACACACCTAAAAAACGAACGGGCACACGGTATAAATGTGCCACTAGAGCCACTAAGACAAGTTGCAGATGAGGTGGAAGATGACTGAGCAACTCCAAACCATTTACAACGTGGACTTAGACCGGATGCGTCGCTTTGGCGCATACGAAGAGCGTGAGCGGATTATCAAGATTATTGAATCTAAAATGCAGGGCCGAGATAGCTGGCTTGATGTCATTGAACTAATCAAGGCCGGCCACAATGATTGAATACATACTTATTTTGTCAGTGGTAAACACTTTACTTATAGCAATACTTTTACTAAAAACAGGAGCAGGGGAAGAAAATGACAAATAGCGAATTCCAAGAAACAATCCACAAAGCTTGCATGGCAGCCTTTGAGGCAGGCATAAAAGAAGGGCGAAGGCTAGAGGCGGAAGCCTTTTGGAAGGCCATAGACTTGAACTCAACTTTCAACGAGATAGGTGATTACATTTATCTCAATGACCTAAAAGACGGCCTAGAGGAAATACAGAATGTCAAGGTGTCCTGATGTTGTCAAAATTGGATTCCAGCAATACCGCATCGTTCAACTCACCTCGAAAGATGACCCACTACTTGCCGATTCAAGTGCAGGTTACACACAGGATTCCCGAAACATTATCGTCATTGACCGAGAGCTTGGAGAGAGCAAAAAGAGAGTCACAGTCTTTCATGAGTTACTTCACGCCTGTCGGTTTATTTTCCAAAACGAAACGCCTACCAAAAAAGTGGAGTATGAAGAATGGGAACACCACTTCATTAGTATTTGGGAAAACTCGATACTCATGGTTCTCAAAGAAAACCCGGAGCTAACGCAATGGCTACTAGAAGAGAACTAAGGGTTGCCGCCGACTTCAAGCAAGCCGCTGCGCTACTAAAAGACAAAAATCTCGTATGGTCTGCCGACCTAGATTGCATAAGGGAAGACTTAGCAAACTACATTGAGGGCGCGCTGACTGACCACACATGGCAAAGCGCAACCTTGCAACGCATTGTGCAAGCGCTAATAGCTGATGAAAACGATTTGAGTATCTGATGACTAAATACACAATTACTCACAATTTTGGAATGTGCCCTAATCAAATTCAAGGGCACACTGACGACGGGAGACACTTCTATTTCAGGGGAAGACATGCGGCTTGGAGCCTAGGTTTTGGTAAAACACATGACGAGGCCGTTGAAGCTTATGACTATGAAGGTGACATTCTGAAAGGCGGCTATTTTGAGCTGCAAGAGTGGGAAGCATTTTTTTGGGATGTTATAGACAATTGCGTTGAAAAAGGCAGACCCAATCCCTCAATGAGGGCAGCAGACATCAGAGATTACCAAAAGGCCCTGCAAGATATTCATGATGAGATTAGACCTAGAGCTATTGAGTATGCAATACCAGTTGACGACGTCATAAAAATTATCCGCAAACACCACCCAGATTGGATGAGCTAGTGGAAAATTACGAAGCAGACGACCTAATTAAGCTGTGGCAATTCCAAGACACAGTCAACGACCACTCAAAGCTATTGCTCAGTAAAGGCATTGAGTTAGGCGTGTTGGCGCTACATGTTGAACTGGCTAAATTACTCTTGACTAAGTTCAACCAGCCGATTAGTCAAGATGAAATTGACGAGGCGGCTGCCAAGGCAAAACATTTTGCATTGACAGAACTAGAGAAGGGGATGAAAAATGCTAGAGGGTCTTGAACCAGTAGCACAAAAGCGCAACTGTAAAACAAACTCAATACTCAGTGACTTAGAGCCTGGGGACAAAGCAATTTTGCTAGAGGCACTTGCAGATAGACACAGATGGAGCGACAAGGGTTTGTCTGTGGCACTTAGCCAGCGTGGCATACAACTATCCAATGAGGCAATAGGAAGGCATAGGAGAGAGCTCTGCTCTTGCTATAAGTAATGTTAGAAAACTTAGAGCCAGCACCTAAGCTGCAAACGCAACCAGGTTTTACGCCTGCAATTGAGTTTGATGGATTTGAAGGTCAGGCCACTACACCTGGCTACAAAGAGCAACCTGCAAACTTTGACGAGTTTTTACAAAGCGCAGGCATTGACCCAAATGACATTGAGGTAATACCGCCCATACGGACAAGTCGTTGGCAACAACGCGAGGGCGGCGAGTGGCTTGTGTCTTACCGGTTTACCTTTAGGAAACGCAATACAAAGTTAGACCTGCCATTGTTATTACACGAAGCCCGCAAGGGCGCAGGCAAGCGCAAAGAAACAAAAACAAACCCTAAAGCATTAGTAATCTGCCCGGCAGACCTACAGGTTGGCAAAACAGGTAGTCGCGGGGGCACGCAACAACTTATTGCAGACGTAATGCGCAGCTACGCACGCATCGAGGAGCAGCTAAAGACCGGCAAGTATGAGCGTATTTTTATTATGGATGTCGGTGACCTTATTGAATCATTTAGTAGCGCCGCAAACTATAACCAACTAGAGAGCAACGACTTGTCGCCCATGCAACAAGTCGACGTCGGAATTACGCTGATGCTCGACCTGGTAAAGCGTGCACACAAATACGCACCCGTTACCTATGGCTCAGTTGCCTCTAACCATTGCCAAAACCGCTTCAAGGGCATGCAAGTAGGCAAGCCAGGCCTAGACGATTGGGGCGTGGTAATACTCCAACAACTGCGCAGGGTAACAAAAGAATTGGGCCTAGATGTTGATTACCTAATCCCACAGCCACATGACGAAGGCTTTGCATTTAGGTATGGCATAAACACAATAGGCGTAGTCCACGGACACCAGGCAAACAGGCCAGATGGCGTAAAGAACTGGTGGGCTAACTCAACTTTTGGCAACCAATGGGTGCAACCTTGCGATGTTTTAGTAAGCGGACACTTCCACCACTTACGAGTTGAGGAGTTAGGCCAACGCTACGACAGTAACGGTTCTAAGTTTTGGGTGCAATGTAGCACTATAGACCGTGGTTCAGATTGGTATCGCAGGTCGCACGGCGAGGATTCAACGGTAGGCATAGTTACTTTTGAGCTACACAAAGACCAAGCTTTTGCGGGCCAGGTGATAAAGCTCTAATGGCAACTTATGACTACAAATGTGATAACTGCGAGCAAACAGTGACCCTAGCCGCGCCAATAACAGAAACGCCTAAAGCGCCTGTATGTATCAAGTGCCAAGAGGTTATGGTTAGGGACTACAACTTCCGGAGCTATAAGTTCAATGGCAAGGGCTTTTACTCAACGGACAAATGACTTACCAACCAGACTTTGACTTAGACTTCCGCCGAGGCAGGGTAGGAGAAGAACTGGTAAACACCTTCCTAAAGGCTGTAGAGGGAAGCACCATAGAAGTAAAGACAGACAGCCGTATAGCTGAAACTGGCAACCTATACATTGAGACTTACCAGTTCTCTAAACCAGACCAAAGCGATAAACGCCCAAGCGGGATAAACATAAGTAAGGCTGACTTCTGGGCTTTTGCCACACCGGACGACACTGGCTTTTTTGTAGTAAGGGCTGACGCCCTAAAGAAACTTTTGAGAGAGGGGGATTACCCAGTCAAGGCCCAGCCAATAGTAAGTAACAAAACCAACGGCAGCTTAGGACGAATTGTCCCCCTGAGGGATGTATTACAACTTTTGGGGATGGCATAGGCTAGGGAGATGCGGCTACCGCGACCCTGCCTAAAGTGCCAAGTCTTGCATAAAGACAAAGGCGACTATTGTGCTGACTGTCGTAAAACATACGAGCAGGAGAGGGAGAAGAAGCGTAGCCAAGACCCAGTTCACCAAGCAAGAAAACGCTTGCTCTACTCATCCGCTTACAAAACAGCGGCGAGGGTGATGAGGCAAAACGCAACACATTGCCACATTTGTAAAGAGCCGTTTACCGACAGGCTACAAATAACTGCCGACCACCTAATACCAGGAGACCCTGCCTCGCCCCTAGCACCTGCACATAAAGGCTGTAATTC